CAACGGAAACGTGGAAAAAATATCAAATAGGAACTGGTGCGGCAGATTTTGGTAATTCCGTACAAGTTGGTGCAGGTAACAAACTAATTATAGCAGGCACTACTGCTGCATCATTTACCTCACCAAATGATGGAATTACGGTTAGTTTTAATGCGGCACGTGGAATTAAGGGACGAATAACAGAATAACGGAGTTATGTACTATGGCAAATTTAGTAGAAATTCTTACAAAACGATATCCAAATACGATATGGACATGTGGTAATGATGATTACAACACATTAGCTTGGTATCCAGAAAACACAATACCAAAACCCACAGAATTGGAGCTTCGTGGATTGGATGCGGAAGTATCATTAGAACTAAAGTGGGATGTGGTTCGTGCTGACCGAGATGAATTATTACAATCATCAGATTGGACGCAGTTATCTGACAGTCCGTTAGATGCTGGACAAAAAGCTGCGTGGGCATCTTATCGTCAAGAATTACGAAACGTTCCTCAACAACAAGTAGAACCTGAAAACATTATTTGGCCCACTCAACCGTAATATGAGGTAGTAGATGGCCAGAATATATTCACAAGCTGCACAAACAGCAGCTTCAGGATCCCCTCTAACTGCATACAGTAGTCGTACTTCCGTAAGTGTTAGTGTTACGGCGGGTAAACGCTATGCGATATTCTGGTCAGCAATAATGAGTCATAGTGCGTTAACTTCTCGTGCGCGCGTTCGACTACAAAACGTTACTAATGGAGTAACATTACAGCAATTTGAATTTGAACCACAAGACTTAACGGACAGAATGAGTGCAGTGGATGTAAACGTATTTACTGCTTCATCTACTACAACAATTGAATTTGCTATACAATGGAGTGCATCCGCCGGTACTGCTACCATTTCTGACGCGTATATTAATGTGTTAGAATTAGATGATGCTGACGTTTCTTCATATGATAGCACACAAATTGCTACAACAAATGCCGTAGCTACTCCAATAGATTCTATTAATATTCCTGCTGGCGAATGGTTTGTGTTTGGATCGTGTAACGTCAATACTCCACGAACGGCACAAGCAGCGGATGATATGGTTGTACAATTGTCTGACGGCACAAACACCTATATGGTACGAACACAGTATTATGCAAAAGATACATTAGGAATAACACCATATTTTGCAATCGTAACGGCTTCTCTTGGTGCAACAACAACGTTTTCACTAGAACATAGCTCACCAAACGGACAAAATATTGTCAATCAATATCGAACATTATTAGCATTAGACAGGTCTAAATTTGCAGAAACGTATGCCGCGGTCAGTGAATCTGCACAAATAGACTCTACAAGTGCCGGTGCACCAACCGCCATAATAACATATACGCCAACTATTGCAAACACAGGCAATCATTTAGTGGTGGGTACGTGGACGACAAAAATTAGCGCAACTAACTCATCGGTCTTTTCCCACTTTGGTACTTCGACTACGGAACCTGGTCAATATACAGCAACCCGCCAACCACTCCGTGAAGCATCCATTAATAATATTGACGAATTTGCACACGGATGGTCGGACGTTGAATCATTAACTGCGGGATCAATTACAAAAGTTATTGCATGGCGTCCAGAAGCAAACGTAAATGCGACAATTTCTGATGCAGCAATTGTTATTATGGATTTGGACGGTACCGTTGCCGCACCGAGTCCAACACCAACTACAACACCAACACCAACACCAACACCGTCTATTACTAGAACGCCAAGTATTACCACTACGCCGTCTATTACTAGAACGCCAAGTATTACCACTACGCCGTCTATTACTACAACACCGAGTATTACCACCACCCCAAGTATTACGCCATCTATTACGACCACACCGTCTATTACTACTACACCGAGTGTTACTACAACGCCGAGTATTACTAGAACTCCAAGTATTACCACTACGCCTTCTATTACCACTACACCATCTATTACTGTAACACCGTCTATCACAACAACGCCGTCAATTACTATTACGCCAAGTATAACACCATCTATTACAGTCACACCATCTATTACCACAACGCCGAGTATTACTACCACGCCGAGTATTACGCCAAGTATTACTACAACACCGTCTATTACTACCACGCCTAGTATTACTACTACCCCAAGTGTCACACCTTCCATTACCACAACACCAAGTATTACGACTACTCCGAGTATTACTACAACACCCAGCGTTACTAATACACCGTCTATTACTAGAACTCCAAGTATTACTACTACGCCTTCTATTACCACTACTCCAAGTATTACGACTACCCCAAGTATTACTGTAACGCCATCTATTACTAGAACGCCATCTATTACTACAACGCCTAGTATTACTACTACACCAAGTGTCACACCTTCCATTACCACTACACCATCTATTACCACTACACCATCTATTACTACAACCCCAAGTATTACTACTACCCCAAGTATTACTACTACCCCAAGTATTACTACTACCCCAAGTATCACCACAACACCAAGTATTACACCCAGTATTACTACTACACCATCTATTACTACAACGCCAAGTATCACTACCACTCCTAGTGTCACGCCAAGTATTACCGTTACGCCATCTATTACCACTACACCAAGTATTACTACTACTCCGTCAATTACAACTACTCCGAGTATTACCACAACACCGTCTATTACGGTAACGCCTTCTATTACCACTACGCCGTCAATTACCACTACTCCAAGTGTCACGCCATCTATTACCACCACGCCTAGTATTACTACTACACCTAGCGTCACGCCTAGTATTACTACTACGCCAAGCGTTACAACTACTCCAAGCGTTACGCCATCAATAACCACTACGCCGAGTATTACTACTACACCATCTGTTACCACTACGCCGAGTATTACTACTACCCCAAGTATTACTACTACGCCGTCAATTACTACCACACCAAGTATAACACCATCGGTTACAGTTACACCATCTATTACAGTCACACCATCTATTACAACAACACCATCGGTCACTGCTACGCCATCGGTTACCGTTACGCCTTCTATTACTGCTACGCCATCTGTTACTAGAACACCTAGCGTTACACCATCAATAACGGTAACACCAAGTATAACAACTACGCCAAGTATTACTACTACGCCAAGTATCACGCCAAGTATTACTACTACACCATCTGTTACTACTACGCCGTCTATTACTACTACTCCAAGTATTACGCCGTCGGTTACAATTACGCCAAGTATTACTACAACACCGAGTATCACACCTTCTATTACTACAACACCATCTGTTACGGCTACGCCAAGTATTACTACAACGCCATCTATCACCACAACTCCAAGTGTAACAGTTACACCAAGTATTACAGCTTCACCTGGTGTATCTGTAACTCCATCAATAACTGTAACTCCATCAATAACCACAACACCTTCTATTACACCAAGTATTACAGTAAGTCCTAGTATTACAGCAACCCCTAGTGTTACTGTAACTCCTTCGGCTACAACAACACCATCTATTACAACAACGCCTTCTATTACCACTACGCCAAGTATTACTACTACCCCAAGTATTACTACTACGCCGTCAATTACTACCACACCAAGTATAACAACTACGCCATCTATTACTACTACGCCTAGTATAACTGTTACCCCAAGTATTACTACTACGCCTAGTATTACCACAACGCCTTCTATTACCGCAACACCATCTATTACTGTTACGCCAAGTATTACTACTACCCCAAGTATTACTACTACGCCGAGTATAACAACGACCCCAAGTGTCACACCTAGTATAACAACTACGCCAAGTATTACTACTACGCCAAGTATCACACCAAGTATTACAACTACGCCAAGCGTTACAACTACGCCAAGTATTACAACTACGCCAAGTATTACTAGAACTCCAAGTATTACAACTACGCCAAGCGTTACAACTACGCCAAGCGTTACAACTACGCCAAGCGTTACACCATCAATAACCACTACGCCATCTATTACCACTACCCCGAGTATTACTACTACCCCAAGTATTACTACTACCCCAAGTATTACTACAACGCCAAGTATTACTAGAACGCCGTCTATTACTACTACACCAAGTGTTACTCCATCTGTTACTACAACGCCTAGTGTTACACCATCCATCACCAATACGCCATCTATTACCACCACACCAAGTGTTACACCAAGTGTTACTATTACGCCAAGTATTACTACAACGCCTAGTGTTACACCATCCATCACCAATACGCCGTCTGTTACAACCACGCCTAGTATTACTACAACACCGTCTGTTACAACCACGCCTAGTATTACTACAACACCGTCTATCACGGCAACGCCATCTATTACCACAACGCCAAGTATTACCACAACGCCAAGTATTACAACTACGCCAAGTATTACTAGAACGCCGAGTATCACTACAACACCAGGATCAACACCATCTGTTACCGTTACACCGAGTATCACTACCACGCCGTCTATTACCACTACACCTAGTGTCACTAGAACACCTTCTATTACTACTACCCCAAGTATTACTACTACGCCGTCTATTACCACAACGCCAAGTATTACTAGAACGCCCAGTATCACGCCATCTATTACCACTACGCCGTCTGTTACTTCTACACCCAGTATCACTACTACACCGTCTGTTACCAGAACACCATCAATCACAACTACGCCAAGTATTACGCCAAGTATTACTACTACGCCGTCAATTACTACCACACCAAGTATTACTACTACGCCATCTATTACCACTACGCCGTCTATTACTACTACTCCAAGTATTACTAGAACGCCTAGTGTCACTAGAACGCCAAGTATCACGCCATCTATTACCACTACGCCGTCTATTACCACAACGCCAAGTATTACTAGAACGCCATCTATTACGACTACCCCAAGTATTACTAGAACAACAAGTGTTACACCTAGTATTACTACAACGCCTTCAATTACTACTACCCCAAGTATTACTACTACCCCAAGTATTACTACTACCCCAAGTATTACTAGAACGCCTTCTATCACAACTACACCAAGTATCACTAGAACATCAGGCGTTACACCTAGTGTTACTACAACTCCGTCTATTACACCATCAATTACCGTCAGTATTACCCCATCAATAACTAAAACCCCATCGATAACACCGACTCGTAGTGTAACAAAAACACCAACGGTTACGCCAACTATTACACCGACTCGTTCAACTACCCCTACAGTAACACCGAGTGTAACAATAACACCTTCTATAACTCCATCAATTACCCCGTCTGAAGTAAAAGTTAGTGATATAGCAATTTATGGTATAGAATTACGTTATAAAGTTGGAATGGTGGAACATTCATACATTGGTGGTGTAAATCAATCTTTACTATCTAACGAATCTTCATTTAGTTATTAAAATTCATATTTATATGAAATGTATAACGTGAGGTGTATTCGTGGCTGAGACAAGACTTTCTGGCGCATTAATAAGAACTGGAACGAATATCGGACCTGTGAACAAACTATCAGTTGGAGATGTGACCACACCAAGTGGTTCTCTTCATGTTGGCGGTACGACAGTTCTACAACAAATATTAGAAAAAAATACTATTGCTGCGACTGCGGCAACGGGGACAATTAATTTTAATGTATTATCACAAGGGGTGTTGTATTATACAACCAACTCATCGGGTAATTGGACTCTAAACTTCACAGGTGACATTTCAACTACATTAAATAATATAATGTATATTGGGCAAAGTTTGAGTTTGGCGTTTTTAGTAACAAACGGTTCTCCCGCATTTTATGTCACATCTCATACAATTGATGGTGCTTCTGTAACACCAAAATGGCAAGGTGGTGCTGTTCCCTCAGCGGGTAACACAAATTGTATTGATGTGTATTCGTATGTTATAATAAAAACAGCAAATGCTACATTTACTGTGTTAGCATCAGTAATACCTTTCGTTTAATAAGATTGTATGACTCCGGTACTTGGTGCACGAGGTGGTGCTAGTGTTAGGTCGTTTGGTTTATTTGGGGCAATAACACCAACGCCTACGCCTTCAATTACTCGTACTCCATCGGTTACACCAAGTATTACTCCGTCGAGAAGCGTAACGCCTAGTATTACACCATCAATCACAATTACGCCAAGTATTACGCCTTCTATTACTAGAACGCCAAGTATTACTCCGTCAATAACAGTAACAACTACACCTAGTGTTACTAACACCCCTTCAATTACGATAACTCCGTCTATTACTGCTACTACTACGCCAAGTATTACAGTTACACCTTCTATTACTATTACACCATCTATTACAACTACGCCAAGTATTACTAGAACGCCATCTATTACGACTACGCCATCAATTACTATCACCCCAAGTATTACTAGAACGCCTTCTATTACGACTACACCAAGCGTAACTAAAACGCCAAGTATTACTACTACGCCGTCTATTACCACTACGCCGTCTATTACCACTACGCCAAGTATTACGCCAAGTATTACTGTTACACCATCTATTACTAAAACGCCAAGTATTACGCCAAGTATTACCATTACACCATCTATTACTAAAACACCTTCTATTACTACAACACCGAGTGTTACCAGAACGCCATCTATTACGGTAACCCCAAGTATCACACCTTCTATTACTACAACGCCAAGCGTAACAACTACGCCAAGTGTTACACCATCTATTACCACTACACCGTCTATCACAACTACTCCAAGTATTACTACAACGCCGTCTATTACAACTACCCCTAGTGTTACCACGACGCCAAGCGTTACGCCATCTATTACTACCACTCCTAGTATTACCAGAACACCAAGTATTACTACCACGCCTTCTATTACTACAACACCAAGTGTTACCAAAACACCATCTATTACTACTACGCCAAGTATTACTACCACGCCTTCTATTACGACTACACCATCTATTACTACTACGCCAAGTATTACTCCAAGTATTACACCGTCAATTACCACTACGCCGTCTATTACCACTACGCCGTCTATTACCACTACGCCGTCTATTACCACAACACCGTCAGTTACAACTACTCCAAGTATTAC